TGTTTATATCTCGATTTATTTTTATTTATAATCACATACTATTTATAGTTTAAGCTTAAGCGAAACTACAAAACGAGTAATGTCTACAGCGTGCTTCAATTCAAATTGAAAAATGTCGCCAGCATTTACAGTGGTGTTCCAGGTACTTAAGTTATCATCTTTATTTTTTCTGCCTGTAGATTGATTTAATACACCAATTGTAGGCAACTCGGTTCCACATATAGAAGTGAAATTAGGAAAATCTGCAAAAGAACATTTTTGAATATCAACCTGAACATTGCCCACTGTATCAGAAACAATAGTCCAGGATTCAATGACCCCAGTAACATCAATAGTCATGTTACCTTTTACACCAAGTGATAGAGGAAATGTTCCGCTATCAATAACATAATTTAGAGTTCTGGTCAAATCTGCGGTCGTAGCAAATGCTATACCAAAAAAAGCAGAACCTCCTGTAGGTGGAGTGCTGAAAACAATCTGATCATTTGATACAATGTAATCAACCTTTGGTTCTAAAATTACATTATTAATGGAGATTGAAATTTGCTCTTCGTTTAATGGAGTGTAAGATTCACCATTGACAGTAATACTGAAAGTATCTGCAGTGCCATCAAATTGAGATGCAATACTATCTATAAGTAGATTTGAGTATTGTATCGATTTCGATGGAATCTGATAGTTTACGTCAAGTGTATGCTGCGCTGGCAATTGCTTGCCAACACGATATGCACTATTACCAACCCTGACGTTATACTGCGCCATTAAGAAACTCCAGGACTTACTTCAGCATTACCCATAATGACTCTGGTCTTATGACCATTAGGATCTATAAGAACAATATCATATACGTATCTTCTTCTATCTAAAGCAGAAGTTTCTACGTCAGTTAATGCCAAAGCAATTTCTCCAGCAGTTCTATTCACAAATTCTAAAGTAAATGGTACTGAAGTAGTTGCAGAATAACTTTGCTTCATTGCAGCACTACCAGTGTACCCCGACATGTTTAGTGGGGTGCCATCTTTGTTGGTGATAAAGAAAGTAACGCCGTAGTCTGCTCCTTTATCAATCAGAATGTTGACTGGTATCGCTGCCATTTTCCTCTCGTTTATCTAATAGGTCTAATGTTTCTAACCCACCCTCAAGTTTTAACTTATATTCTTTCAATTTAGCGAGTTCTTCCTCGCCTCTTTTGATTTTGAACTCGTAGTCTTTTAGTTGGGTTAAGAATTCCTCTCGCATTTTTGATGTGTCCATAACAATTATAATATACCATTAGTATTTATCTAGGCATTAATGAATATAATTCCATTCATGGAAGAATGATATTCACAGTTATAGTAATATGCTCCTAGTGGTACACCAGCAGTATTCCATGTAATAGAACCATTGTCTGTACCATTACCAGTTACTCCAGTATTGTATACATTACTAGTTCCGGTAGATTGAGATGTTTTAATCAAGAATGGATGACCAGAAGCATTAATTGTAAACTGTATAGTATCACCTTGCTTCACATCGATTCTTGGTTGTGTACTATTACTATAAGTATTATTCATATCACTACCTGTAAATTGATAATTACCACTAGCGTCAGTAACAGTTATTGAGTAAGTATTATACACTGACTCTGACCTAGGTCTATAATAGTTATTAGTTCTAGGATACATTTGGGCGTTACTAAAAGAATGTGAAGGTCTTCTATGCCCTTTTAATGTTTCTTTATACCACCCATCGATAAGACCACTTATATTTCTTGGATTGATTGCCTTTATTTCTTTTGATGTAGAAGTAGATCCACCATATAATGTATTTGCTCCACCATCACAAGTTATATCATCAAACAACCCACCATTAACATTGAATGTTATGTCATTTTCATAGGAATTATTCTGTATAAATCCCAACACATCACTATTAGTAAATCTTTCTTTACCTGTGGCCAACAATGCTGCAATACCACAAACCTGCGGTGATGCCATACTAGTTCCACTGATTGGATATCTCCAATTATCACCACCATATTTGCTATCAGGATATCCAGCACCATTTAATCCTGATGCAGAATAAATGTTACTTGGATCTGGCCAAGCACTGTGAATCATATGTCCGGGTGCCCAAACATCAATCAATGGTCCAAAATTAGAAAAGTCTGACTTGCTAAAATTAGATAGATTTGAAATAGAACCTACAGCAATACAACCTTTAGCATTAGCTGGGGAAAATCCTCTATTATGATAAACTGTATATGTTCCGCTATAAGGACTTGAAAGAAAGAATGTAACAGAATTATTCCAATCAGTATATTCTGGTGCTGTTGGATCTGCGTGTATACCATACTGATCATTATTACCAGCAGCTGCGATACAAACTACACCATCTTCAATAGCATCTTCCATGTCATATCTTGACCCAGTGCTATCCATATTATATCTGAATTGGGTTGAACCTACACCAAAATCTTTATGGATTCCATCCATTGTCCATCCACTAGGACCAGGATTGCCGCTGTTATATGTAACACCACGAACTATAATATCCCGTATATCATTCACATTTAAAGATCTTTCAAAAAGTGAATATATGTTGTAACTAGATCCCCAACTATGATTTGTTACTGTAGGATTTTTTTTACCTGTTAGAGGATTTATTGGTTTGTGTCGGTGGAATGCTCTCAAATAATCAAATACTAATCTAGATGATACAGAAGTTCCGAAACCACTGCCGAGGTTTACATGTAAACTATAAATGTTTGCTTCTCTTGCCCATCCATACCATTGTCCTGCTACTGTTCCAGCAACGTGTGTGCCGTGAAATGTTGTGTTAACAGAATTGGGATGATATGGATATGTTCCTGAAGGAAGTGACATACCATCATCATCTATACTACTAACATAACCATTTAACTCACCAAACCAATCATATTGTACAAACCTACTTTGCCCTGTAGTAGGACTTTTCCATTCATCACAATCATATGAAACTGGTTGATCAACAATAACTACATCAACGTGTTTTCCATCTGCAAAAATTTCAACATTATCAGTAACATTTTTGAGGTTATCATGTCCCCACGATCCCTTTCTTCTTTCAGCAGTGCTCCCAGAAGAATGTAAATGTCCCCACTGTCTTTCATTATTATCATGATTATTTGCAAAAGATGATTTCTCAAAATCCCCAGCAAATCCATATGGAGTATTATTAACTTCATTATAAAAAGGTATGATTTCTCTTATTGGATCATCATCTTCATTAATTTCAACAGCAGCAACCCTAGAATCATTTCGTATATCTTCTGCTTGAGTACTATTCATATAGTACTCGGTACTTCTACTAATAGGACGTTTCAAATGGAGTTGATATCCATCTGATTCCATATCAGAATAAAAACTTTCTAAATCAGATTTATTTTCAAGTGTGACAACATATACCTTACTATCGGAATGGTCGTATATTCCCATGTTACACCTCTAATTGAACATATGTTAAGGTTACTGTAATAGCTGCCGCACTACCGCTTTTATTAACTACCTTTGCGTATATGTTAGTAGATGGTGTTGAATCATTATTCCACCCAATAGTACCAGGAGTAATAATTTGTGTAGCACCATCAGATGTAATAATTTCTGCAAGTACACCTGAACCTGGAAGTGGATCTGTTGTTATAGTTCTACTAGCATCAGCAGTTCTACTACCAGTATCAGTATAAAGAGTTACCCATGCAGCATGTGTTGTTTGTATTTTTAATAAACTAAATGATTTTGCTGCAGCAATTGTTATATCTGCAGATACACCATCAGCGATTGTTGTTGTGGTTTCAGCAGCCGTTGATCGACCAGCACCACCACCAGCAGTAGCATCTATAGTGTTAGTGGCATCATTGTATGCAAAACTAATTCCGGAGTGTGCTCCGTTAGTAAATAATTCACTAGCTGCATCTTGAGCATTTTCGTCTGTATACGACGATCCACCGCCTCCGCCTCCACCAGAACCACTACCAGTTGATTGCCAACTAGATCCGTTCCATGACCAAGTTAACCCTCCATCTGTGTGGGTGAATGAACCGTCTGTTAGTTGACCAGCGGTATCTGGGAATAGAATTGCCATTTTAAGATATCTCCGTATAGTTATTTATTTTTAATATGATTCTTCTATACTTAATTGACTAGTAGCAACAGTTCCTGTTGTTCTAGAACCAGCAATATCCAATTCTAATTTAAGTTTATAAGTAACAGTAACTCCGGTTGATTGTCCGTGAGCGTCTACAAAATTAAACGCCATTGGACTATTCGGAGAACCATCTGTCCACACCTTACATAATTGTGTAGCAGTTCCGCTAACATCCCTTTCCAGGATTACATATCCTTCAGCAACTGCAGTTCCAGTAAGATGTCCAAGAACAATATTAATTTTAATTTTTGTTAAAGATGTTACATCTAAACTTGCTGAAAAAGTACCATTAGTATCGGCAAAATAATTACCTGTAGCAGCAGTAACAGCACCAGTATTAGTTCTGACATCCGTTGCCGGTATTAGTGCTGCTAATGGAGGTGATGCATCTACCCAAGAAGATGGATTAACACCGTTATCATAGTAGACTTTTAATCTACCGGAATCACTTTCCCACCACAAATCTCCACCACTCGCACCGCCAGGAGCGTCATCAGAAACTGTTACACTAGCACCACTACCGGAACCCCAAACTAATTGACCATTACCATCCGTCTGTAATGATTGTCCTGATGTTCCATCAGCAGTAACAAATTTTAGAGCACCATTAATCTTTCCGTCTTTATCGACATAAAAATTATTAGTACCGGAAGTTTTTAAATATAAACCACCACCAGTAGAAGAATGGTTGATTATTAATTCACCAGTCTTATCAAAATTAATACCGTAATCATTTGCAAGACCATTAGAAAAAGATCCTACAGAAACATCATTTGTAAAAAGAACTTTACCAGCGGTAATACCTAAATTATCTGATGATATTTTAGAAGTAATAGTATTTACTTTTATCGAACCAACAGTAACATCATGCGATGTTACACCACCACGACCAGTTACTGAATCTAACGTATCAGTTTCTGAATATGTAGATATGTAGTTTTGAGCACTATGATCACCCCATCCATATGCAGTATCCCATTCTGTATTATTATAATTAGTAGGAGTTAGAGTTTTTGTAGTCTGACCAAGAGTAAGAGTAATAGAATCTTGGGGACCAAGATTGGTGATGTTTAATCCGTTAACAAAGGTCTGATTTACTCTTGCATCAATAGCGGTATTTACTCTACTATCTGTATAATATAAATTTGTTCCTTCTAAAATAGAAGATGTGGAAAACTCATTGAATGCGAGATCAATTGATAAAGATCCATTGGCATCATCATAAGTAACCGCAGTTCCAACACCACCTTGCACCAAGGCAGCAATTCTGTCATCAACTTTTTCATCGAAGGTGACATCAATATCATTGACATCAGAAGCAAGATTATTAATTTCTTGCCTTTGTTGGTCAATAGTATATGTAATTGGTACGTTTCTTAATGGCATGATACCAGACTATTCCTCTATTTTAGTATTTAGTATGATCAAGCAACACGATATGTAATTTGGAATGATGCAGACCAAGAAGTCCCCAACTCATCCCCAAGGTTTCCGCCACCACTTGTAGTTAATAATGTAACAAGAGATGCACCTGCTTCGATGCGAATATGTACATCAGCAATTCCGTTATTCTCAAACATAACTGTACCAACAGCAGGTACATTTAATGCATTATTGTATGGAAAACTGTTGATACCTACATTGTCATTTGCTGGAGATGATGGTCCAGAACAAACGACATAACCACTTACATGAACAATGTTACCGATTCTGGTGTAATATCCATTGGCAGTAGTAAAGCTTGCTGCTGATTGATCACCTGCGTTTTGATAGTATGGAGTTGGTGTCCAAGTTCCTTCTTCGTAGTGATCAAGAGCATCGCTAGATGCAGTGCCTGTGGCACTGTTAGTTTGACCAGTAAATGTAAGAGTACCTGCTGTATCGATGTCTCCATCAAATGTGGCGTTGCCGTCATCATCAATAGTGACAATTTCTGAACTGTTATCAGCTTTACGAAGTTGAACTCCGTTAGTGCCACCGTAGAAGTATGTTCTTGTTGCATCAACTTGTAATACGTTATGTCCAGCGCCAGTTATATAAGTATTTGCGTTAGGGAGGTCGAGGGTATTCCCAAATGAGACCGAGCCAGTCGTAGTGATGCTATCCGCAGTGATGCTGCCGTCCGAACCTTTTAAAACTATGGTAGTACCACTGACATTTTTAAGGATTAACCTAGTATCAGAAGTTCCAGATCTATACAAACCACCAATATTTGTACTGCCATTTTTAACTTCAAAGGCGTAAGTATTGTTTGCAGTTGTGCTTGTTACTGTACCAGCCGAAGTTAGGTTACCACTTAATGTAAGATCAGCACCAGTAGCACCTGCCGATAGGACTCCAGTACTACCAGCAGTTCCGGAAGCATTTCCAGTTACGTTACCAGTTAGATCACCTGTAACATCACCAGTTAGATTACCAGTTACGTTACCAGTAAGAGGTCCGGCAAAAGCACCACCAGTTACAGTTCCAGCAAATTCGGCATTGCCAGCAGCATCGATTTCTGATGTGAGTCCAGCAGTTCCTACTTGTCTACCCTTCCAAAGAGCCTGTGCGCTAATGTTAGCAATATAAATCTGTCCACCGCTGCTTACACTAAATCCAGCATTAGTGGATGTCTCGTCGATATTACCACTAGGAAATTCAGTAATAGGATATGTACTGAAACCGTATGGTACATACATTGATCCACCAAAGATCGCTTCAGTAACCATCTGACCAGGGGTTATCTGATCCGCAGTTTTTAAATATAATGCACCATCTGAAGAATGTATTTCATTACCAACTTCAAGGTCTCCTAAAACTGATACTCCAGCATTAGTGGTTACAAGTCTTTCTTGTGATCCATTAGGTCCTGAAGTTGTTACAAATGACAGAGAAACGTCGCCAGCAACCGCATCACTATCAATTAATTTAGATCCCAGTTGAGATTTTGTTAGAACAGATCCAAAGGAGGAGCTCATAATTACATCATCATTTGCCGCAATATAAACGTTTTTTCCACTATTTTGAGCACGAAGTTCTAAATCCTCAACTGCGGATACAACAAGGTCGGATTGCTCATTGAAAATCGTTCCAGCAGTATCAATACTAACAGTGCCACTAAATGTTACATCGGCAGTAAATGTTTTATCCCCACCAAATGTCTGTACGCCATCAACAGCGGTATCCAAATCTACTGCTATTTCATTAACCTCTTGACGCTGCTCTTCTAGCGTAAAACTCTTTGGTACGTTTCTTAATGTCATTTGATTAGCTGCTTAAGGAGGGACTTGATTTCGGACATTTCTTCCTTCAAAGTATTTAGTTCCGAGACTACATTTTTAAATTCATTGGAAAAAGATTTACGTGTATTTTTAGGGGCAGTTGAAACAATTGCCCCTGTAGTTACATCTCTGACAAATCCATCTTGACCTTCAACTTTGATATAACGTTGCATATCAGAATGAAGCTACTGCTCGTAGATCCTGAATCTTGGGAATATATGCAGGGTCATCCGTCTTCATAACAATCTTAATAGCAAAGGAAGAGAATTCTGTTAAGTCCTCTTCACTGTATCTCAATTCTTGATAAGAAGATTGCTTCTCAAATTGACCGGAGATACTATTTTCTGACGTAGCAATATCATTGGATTGGTCAGAATCTCCAGTACCATTAAAATATTCCCAGTTAATATCATCAAAGTTTTGCTGTGACGCTGCAGGTTTGATCTTATAGAATACTTTAACATTTTCTACATCTTGGACATTTAATGTTAAGTAAACATTAATAGAAGATGCTGGATTATTAATAAAGATTTCTTTAGTGACATATTTTGAAGCACCAGAAGTATTGACAGAACCATTTTCTGCAACGTAGTCAACGCCTTGACTAAATGACATGTCACTAACTTCTGCAAATTTAGTGGTTTCAAAAGATGATCCATCAAAGTCAAGTAAATCACCTACCCTGAAAATATCAGTAACTTGATCTGATGTCTGACTTTGCCTTGCATAATCACTACCCAAAGTAATTTTATTTGTGAAGTTATTATTAATGGGTTGCTTATCATTTTCTAGAGTTAAAATTTTAGTTTTAGAGTCCCAAGAAATTACCTTACCACTAATTTTATTTTCATATTTTTCGCTTCTAATGGATGGGTTGATAGAATTTACAGTTGCTCCAACAACAAAAGTAGGTACTTGTTCAAAAACACCGGTATTAGCAACAGTAACAGTAAATGTTTCATAATCTCCGCCGCTAGCAGATTGGGTACTAAAGAATAACTCTTCTCCTACTGTAAACTGCAGGGAATTTTTAATTTTAACATAAACATCATTATTAATAATCCTCAAGACTTCAGATTCTGCTCCTGATGTTTGTCCAGTAACATTTTGTCCGAGAGATACTGCAATATCATCACCACCAACGCCATCGTTGTTACCAGCAACTTCAAACTTGTATATTGGATATACTTTAACAACTTGATACTTTTTACCAAATCTATCTTCAGAACCTGTGGCATTGTCTACACGGTTAGATATAGTTTTTACCGATGCAGCGCGTAAATCAATAACAGGAGAAAGATGAGAAGATTCTGAAGAAAGATTAATTTTATATTGTAAAGAATTGCCAGTATCATTTACAACTTCATTAATACTCGAAGCAATCATTTTCTGATTTAAGAAATATTGCTCCTCATTCAAGAAAGTAGTCTCCATAGGAGTAACATCGTATGAGGCATAAGTTGATGTAGAAGAATCTACTGGAATTACATTTGTAGTCCTAACAAAACTATCAATCTTTGTGTTTGATAACTGTAAATATGGAATTTGTGCATAAAGTTTCTCGTACTTTCTATTATAAGATGCAAGAATACTATTTCCTCCACCTAATCCAGTAGCAGCTGCCCTGGAAGGACCAACAATAGTATAAGTATCAATACCAGAATTAGCAACAGTATATAAGGATGATTCAATATCAATTTCGTTATACCCAGCAAAGTCATCTACACCACGGAAGAATACTTTGGAATTACCCAAACCTTCAAATCCATGATCTCTATGATAAACCTTAACAATATTGCTGTTGTTTTTAAACAATGCAGATGTTGCTGTACTATTAGCTAATGCATAAGTTTCAAATGCATCTGATTCTAATTTCTCGAATCCGATATCAGCGTTAGTAATATTTAATTCTGCAACCCTAGAGATATCAAATTCTGCTCTATGAATACTGAACTTAATGTCTTCAAATAAATCTTCACTCCAGTTATCAGTGTTTTGTGACTTGAATACAGATCCAAGTAGAGGTTGAGCATTCACAACTAAACCAGAAGAAATATCAGTCTCTCCTAATCGTGAAGCCCAGATTTCATATTCGGTATCATCACACTCAATATTGATTGCGTATTCGGTATTATTCTGCAAGTATACCGGGTAATCAAAATTGAATCTGGTAGGCGTTGTAGATCTAACAGAATCTCCTGTATCAGAAGCAATACCCATTCTTACTGCAGGTTCATCTATAATAAGTTTAGACTCGATGATAGCGCCTGTAGCACCGTTTCCAGAACCTCTAACCACAATAGAAGGTGGTTCTGTATATCCTCTGCCACCTAAAGCAACTGCTGCATAGTAAATCTGACCGTTAGAAACTTTTACAGAACCTGTAGAGGTACTTCCGCCAGGAAGTTGAGGACTTTCTACGGTGATAGTAGCACCTTCGTATCCGGAACCTAAAGTAGTAACATTAAGGGCACTAACTTTGCCAGAGTCTTTTGCGATCTTTAATCCAATAGTAGCATTATTAGAATTATTGAATTGAGTAACTGAAGTAAGAACTATATCTTCATTAGCAAAGAATGAACTACCATTATGGTTACTTAATACAAAAGTGTATACTTGCTCATTTGTAATATCAATTTCTCCATTACTTGATGCTACCACCTCAAAATTATTCTTATCTAATACTTTCGCGATAGGACCAGAAGCAAGAGACCTTGAACCAGTAACATACTCTCCAATATTGATGGTAATATTACCAGAAGAGAATACCTTGAGTAAGGTATCAGGATATAAAGTAACTTGTGAACCAGGCAGAATATACTTACTTGGTTTCTCACTCTCAATATTAGTCAGATAGACTCTTAAAGGAATAGTAGAACTTTTCTTGGAGAAAAACAGATCTACTGCAGTAGCAAACATACCACCATCAAAGTTCTCAACTCGGAAAGTTTGGGCAAGAGGATTCGGTCTAGCTTTGTTTTCAGTGTTACTATCAATTGTCTGAACGCCTTCATTTGCCTTGAAAATGGCGGGGGCAGTTGAGATAATAGAAGCAGGATTCTCCGGGAGAATACCGGTTGCATAGAACTTAACTTCTGCGTAACTATCTACAGAATCTTTATCACTATCAGTTGAACTAGTTGTAAATCTAATGTTCTTGGCACCGGTAGAGAAGTATAGTTCTTCTGTTGTAGTATCATACTGCATGGTGTTGACATCACCTGTCCATGATGTATTCATTTTTGGAGCAAGACCTGCAGGTATTAAAATAATTCCACTTGCATTGCCATATTCATCAGTAGTTAAAGAACTATTAAATGTGGTTGACGAGTTTCCTGCAATCCCAGTAAATCTGGAGTCTGGATTGACCCAACGCCCAATAGATTTTTTATCCATGAAGACATACAATTGTGTCTTGGGTTTTAATCTCTTAAGAACAAACTTGACCGGGATTGACCTTGCGAAAAATCTCAACGAGTTAGCAACATTAGTCCCATTAATTGTTTTATAACCTACCCCTTTAGCAATTTCATTGTTTTGAGGACTTACATTAGAAGAACTCGAAACACTAGCAGAGTTTACTGTTGATTTAGAAATATCGCTATTGCTCTCACCAAAACTGTTAATATTATAGAAAGTCTTGTTAACACCAACCCAATTAATAATAAAAGAATTATAAATGCTGGCAAATGCCGATCTAACATCTGACTTGCCGAGGAAAATAGAAAACAGGTTAGTATTGTTTTCAGTTACTAATGGAGCAACCGTTGTGTTATACCATTGATCGATATTAGGAATTAATGCAGCGTCACCTACGTATTGTAAAATAACAAATGGGTTTGGATTAATAGTTTTAGTTGCAAATTGATTAGAAGCATAAGAAACATTACTGTATGGCAATGTAATTACGTCGTTAGAATTTTTATATCCTGACAATGATCTTTGATCTTCGCGACTATTAATTTCTACAAGAGTGAAATTATCTTCTTTAGATTGTGGACGTAAAACAGATTGCTGTGGATCAATAGCACACAAGTAATCTAAAGACTTGACATTACCAACTTGATGAGTTTCAAAATTGTCAACCACAAAACCACTCTTTGTTTTGTCAATACCCAAAACATCTTTTACTTGCATGTTTAGTGCTTGCTGCTCAAGAATGCTCAACGTGGTGTAATACTCAAGACGCTCAATACGCTTCTCCAGTTTACCAATGTCCTTCATCGTATATCTACGATTATCGACAGGAATAATCCTTACATCTTTACTTGACTTGGTAAACGCAGGAATATAAACATAATACAGAGGAATACCATCTTCAATAATTTCTGGTTTTGATGGGTTCAGTGAAGAGTTTCCAGTTTTAATTAAAAACTCTCCTTTTTTGTTCAAGAATATACCATCAATTCTATCCAGATATTGAGACTCACTAAACTTCATCGTGTATGGAAGCAGTCTGCTAGATGAAGGAGTACTTGAAACAGAACCACCATCACCAATAAAACTGATATAATCTGCTTGTGATAGTAATGAAGTATCTTGGAAACCAGTAATAATTGTATTGGAATCAACTTTAGGTCTAAAGTCAATAACATTTTTAAGATTTACAATACCGTATACAGTACTATTGAATGAAGGAATTTTATCTGCGGGTACACCAGCTTCATGTATATAAGAATCAACGGTACAAAAATCTCCTTGAGAATGTTGGAAGTAGTCAAAGGCAACAACTAGTTGACCTGAAGGAGTAGAGAATCCAGGCTTCAATACAATTCTAGAAATATCATAGAATGTTTCTCTTTGACCATCGTCAAAAGTAAAGTGGTTTGTGATATCTGTACCAACAACTAAATTACCATTTACATCAACTGTTGGCGGCGAAGATGCAGAACCTTCGTAGATATACTTAATAGCATAAACATCGGAATAACTGAATGACTCGGTACTCTCATCATCGTAGTTAATTCCTCTTAAAGGAATAACTCTATCACCAGATGTTCTGATAACAATTCTTCTATCTGGAATAGATGTTTTTAACTTTGGTCTACCTTTTGAAATTTGAATTGTAGCAGTTAATTTTAATTTGGGGAAGTTAGAAACATTTGATCCGAAATAATTACTCGGGAATCCAATAGTAATACTACCAGATGATAATCCAGAAGTTTGATCAGTAGTATTTAAAATATTTACATACTCTGGTCTCAAGAAAACGACATCGCCAGTTTCTACTTTATCAGAATCGCCTTTATCTAAAACGGTAACAACAAAATCTTTTTCATTGAACTCAACAAATCTTTGAGTACCAAAATCTAACTGTGCAGCAAATGTAATAGTACCACCACTACTAGATCCAGTAGCTACAAAATCTCTTCTTGTGTAATATTCAATTTTAGTATCTTCTGTAGTACTAATTAAACTACTTACTTCCTTACTTCCGGTAGGAAATACTAATGAAGAAATAGCAGAATTATTAATAGTAGGACGTAATCTTACTACTGAAGATGCACTTACGCTTTCTGGAAGAGCTCCGTTTAAATAAATTCTTGATTTAGTAGTGCCTTGACCGTCTGTTGCATAATCAACAATAAATTTATGAATGGTCCCTGTAGAATCACTGAATTGGATGGCATCTCCTTGAACTAGAAATGCTCCAGCACTTACGCCAAATCCAGTGCATTCTAGGAATTTATAACCTTTGGTTCCAGAGAAAGTAAATTGTGTTACTGGTGTAGATGTTGCATAAGTAGGATCAACTGTTTCTATATCTGCAGTAAATACATTGCCTGAACCATAAACAGAATATAATGATTTAACGTTATTAGCAGAAAAATTAAGAACTGTGTTTTTAAACAGCACTGGCAAAACTTGTGCTTCAATAGTATAAGATCCGGTAAATTCAATTACCGGGGGAGATACGTAATCCAAAGAAACTGCATCTCTATTTACAATCTCTACTTTGTATAGAGTTCCGCCACTAACACCCACAGAAATATCTGATGACTGATATGAACCAACAAAGACTTCTGATGGTTCATATTGAACTCCATCGATGGAAATTTTTGCAGTATTTGAATATCCGGTTCCTTGACGTGATACGACAAAGTGAGAAATAGTATTTTCTTTAGCAATTCTTAAAATACCACCTTCTTCGTTGGTAATTGTTTCTCCAGATTTAAAATTACCATACAAAGTTTTTACATATAAACTTCTGCCCGAAGATAGGAATCCATTACTATTACCTTCAATTACTCCGTAAGCACCACTTTCAGAACCAACAATATATTTACCAGGACTAAAGTCTGATGTAATTAAAGAGTCAACTAATAACCTAGTAAAAAATACTGGGTTGAAATATGCGAGATTGAAGATACCATTATAAGTAGATTCTCCTGAAGACAACCTTCCTTTAGAAATAACTACATCTGTATCAGGATTGAATCCCGTTGCATTTTTTAAAAGAGTAAAATCTTTTGGTTTTGCTACGCCAACTAACGGAGTGATAGTCTGATCATAGTCAACAATATATCCAATCTCATTAATTTCTTGTTGGGCATCGGATTCTGTTTTGTAAAGAAGTCGTCTTCTCGTACTTACATTATCATCATACTCAATAAAAATAGTTTCTAAATAATCTTTTCTTCCAGCAACAGTTAGTTGTAAGAATTGAGCATTAACATCACCTACTTCTGGTCTTGTTACTTTTGCATATGAAATAGTCTCTACACTCTTTACTGTAGATACAGCATTGGTAGATGTTCTTGTGTTAACAAAATAAATGTTCTTAAGGTCTGCACGATCTGAAGGAGTATTAGGTTCAATACTCGATTCGTCAATCAGACCAAGATCTAAATCTGAAAACAAGTAAATTGTTTTGATTGCATCATCTTTACCAAAAGACTTACCTCTTCTTTCTAAAGTCTGTAGATAATTAGTAGAAGATTCTAAATTATTTGCTCCAATAGTTCCATCATTATATACTGAATTCAGGAAAATTGTTGGATATGCAGTAAGTTCAGAACCTTCTGCATTAAGTGGTACACTGTTATAAACATTAGTAATATTAAAACTAGCAAGACTATTGGTTTTAATACTAATGTTATCTCTAACTAATGTATCTCTTGCTTTATCTAATTCTAAATATTTTGTTTCCTTATTAACAATTTCATATCCACGGACATATGCTTTTCCAGGACCAACAGAAACTGTTAGTTTTTCTGATGCTTCTGATGGTGTTAAACCATTAACATTTCCATCAACACCTAATGAATAAATTCCTAAATTGCCATCCTGCTGATAATACTCTCGGATTTCAGCATCAAAATTATCAACAATATAATCACCAGACTCATCGTATGTTCTTCTTGCTAAAGTCTCTTCTATCAGACTATAATCAACTTTTCTTACCTGACGCTCTATAACACCATTTTTGATGGAAAGCAGTTGAATAAAATTCTTATCGGGAGTTTGGTTATACTCGTATTTTACAAGTTCTAATTGAATTTGTAATCTATGTGCTCCTGGGGATGCAAAATTAGAAGATCCCGCAGCATTATCATATAAACTAGAATCTTTTTCTGGTGTTACTACAGACTCTGATACATTAAAACCAACTTTTATTGATGGTGTTTGGGTATATCCAGAAACAAGAATAAGACCAGCATCATTGCGAACAAAAAATCCATTGACAAAGTAGATACCTTCTTCTACTTTAACAGCAGAACCATATCCCATGGCAGGACTAGTAACAAACGTCACCTCTCCTGTGTCTGGATTAGTTACAGAAATACTTGTAGGTAGAACACTGCCATCAGTACCAACAACAAGCAGAGGGCTATTAACGCCATCGACAATTTCCAGAGTTTCGCCTTGACGGAATGTTTCTTCGTCTCCGCCATCACCTGCTGTAAGATACTTAACATAAATTGTGTCATTACTATTGTTTGTCGCTTTAGTTATAGCAAGAACTAAAGCAGACACTCCAGAAGATAATCCAGAAATTTTCTGTCCAACTAAATCAGAAATATCATACTTCTGATACACAATCTCGCCATCAATACTGATAGCAACTTCGGAAACTGATGATAGTTTTACAAAATCTAATTTTGTATTCAGACCAACCTCACCAGGAATAACCAGATCTCCCTGCTTAAACTGATGTTTGCCATAATTTTCAATCTGATTCTGTAGAATCGATTGAATACTATTCAACTCCCTACCCTGAATAGGGTAAGAAGGTCTGAATAATACCTTATAGAAGTCTTTCCCCGAATCGTAGTCGTCAAAATAGGGAATAGAATTAAGATTAGTCTTCTGTGGCATTGTAATATACTACCGTCTGGTTGGAATTTAATTAATAAATCAGAACTCGATGACTAACTTGATATCCTCAATTTGATCAGCCGCTCTGGTAATTAGTCTTCTGTTCTCTATGTATATGAGATCTCCAGAGTTATTTTCAATTTCTGGATTTGCCAAACCATCTACAAAAATAGAACCAACTAATTGAGTTCCATCTACAAGAGCAACTTCAACAGTACCTGCTGAACCAGAACCAGCACCATCAATGGTATTAGCAGCATCCGATTCAAACGCTCTCACAACACCGGA